GAAACCATCGCGGAGAGCCAGATCCTCGCAGCGACAGCGCCGGGCGCTGGAGGACAACCTTGATGGTCGCCTATTCGTTCAACAAGCGCTTCGCCGAGCCGATTGCGAACGGGCATCCCGCCACCGGCATCATAAAGCGCCAGACCATCCGGGCGCCACGCAAACGCCATGCCCAGCCTGGCGAGGCAATCCAGCTCTACCAGGGCATGCGGACGAAGCACTGCCGGAAGATCATCGCCGACCAGATGTGCCTAGAGGTGCGTCCGCTGCGGCTCTTCGTGACCGACGCCTTCGTGCACTTCCTCGACAACGACGAGGTGATCCAACTCGCCGATCCCCTCGACGATTTCGCCAGGCAGGACGGCTTCCTTCATTGGGAAGATATGCGCGCGTTCTGGCGAGCAGCGCACTCCGAGGCGTCGGATGCGGAACTGTTGTTCACAGGCGTGCTCATCCGCTGGGAGCCGGCGTGATGAATTTCGTCAGTTCAATACTTCTCGTGGTTGATCATGCTCGCGATGTGACGAGCCTCATGAGCCGCGGACCGGGCCGAAGCCAGATGGGGATCGCTCAGCATCAGCGCGATCCCTTCGTCTGCGTTGCGCGTCATCTGAAGCTGGTAGACGCAAAGGTGCAACGTTTCGAGGGCTTCCAACGCAAGCTTCAGGATCGACGGGAGGAAGTGGGCCACCTCCGCAGGTCGCTTTCGACGCTCACCGTGGAACGAGTAGTTGCTCATAGACATCTGGCCTCCGATCGCCCCTCCGAACGGCCGGCCGTGGGCAATGGCATTGCGGTAGGCGAGCACGTGCTCGGCGGTCTCGCTAAACAGCGCAAGAGCCCTTTTTTGTTCGGGGCCAATTCGGCCAGCGATAGCATCGTTGAGCGCTTTGAGGCGTTCGGCCGATTGCATTTTGTCGGTGGCCGGTCGCTGCTTCGCGACAGGCATTTCCGTCAGCTTCCAAATTGCCATCTCGACTTCGTTCTCGAAGAGGGACCAGGCGAGAAAAAGCAGGCCGATATCGGCAAGAACCTCCTGCGAGAAGCCATATCGCTTCGTGAACAGGGTGGTGATGTGCGCGCCGTGCCGAGGGCGGCGCGCAACTCTCGGGCGAGGTTCCAGCATCGGGTCGATCCTTCTCAACGACTGCAGTTGAAGGGGATTGTCCGATGAAAGGCCAGCGCGCCTTCGCGTTCTCAACCGCAGTCGCCGCGCAGCGCGTCGAGCCGGCCGACTCTCTCGACTTCTTCCCGACGCCGCCGTGGGCGACGCGTGCCTTCGTGCACCATGTCGCGCTGCCGGTGCTTGGCGTGCTGACCAGTGACATCGTACTGGATCCCGCCTGTGGCGAGGGTCACATGGCCGAGCCGCTGCGCGAGACTTTCACGTTCACGCGCGGTAGCGACATTTTCCCCTACGGCTATGGCGAGGTCTCCGACTTCCTGGAAGCCGGTCCGAACCTCGGCGCCTGCGACTGGGCCTTCACGAATCCGCCCTTCAACCTCGCCGTGGAATTCGCCCGCGTCGCCCTCCGGCTGGCGCGCCGCGGCGTCTCGCTCCTGGTCCGGACGCAGTGGCTGCACACGATCGAGCGCTATCAGCTCTTCCAGGAATTCGCGCCCTTCCTCATCGCCTATTATGTCGAGCGCGTGCCGATGCATCGCGGGCGCTGGGAGCCGGATGGCGATACCGCGACCGATTACTGCTGGGTCTGCTGGAAGCATGGCGCCGAGCCGCGCGCGCCGCTCTGGATCCCGCCCGGCCAGCGCAAGCTTCACACCCATCGCCTGGATGCCGCACGCTTCGCCAAGCCGGCGCCGGCCCCGCTCCTTGAGCTCGGAGGCTGAGCCATGGCCTCGCGCTTCTTCGCTCCCCGCCCAGCTCCCTCCGACGCCAGCGCCATCTCGGCCCTGCTGGCGAAGGACGAGCTCGGCCGGATCGACGAGAAGCGCGAGCGGCTGGCCAAGGTGCTGGCGGATGTGGCGCCGAGGCGCTCCACCACCGTTGAAACCGAATTGAAGCGGCTGACGAAGCGGCGCCTGGAGCTGCTCGCCGCGATCGCGAGGACCGGTCGATGAGCCATCCCGCCATGCTCGCGAAGATCCACATCGCGAAGAAGGAGCTGAAGCTCCAAGAGGAAGAATATCGGGCTTTGCTTCAGCGCGTCGGGAAGGTCGCCAGTGCGAAGGATCTCTCGGAGAAAGCCGCGATCGCCGTCATCGCCGAGTTCAAGCGTCTCGGCTGGCAGGCGCGGGAATCGACCAGGCCGCCGGCCGAGCGCGCCGACACGCGCAAGATCTACGCGCTGTGGGGCGCTCTCCATTCCGGCCCGCTCGATCGAGACGCGCTGCGAGCCTGGGTGCTCGGCCGCTTCAAGGTCGCCGCGCCCGAATTCCTGAAGCCGCTTCAGGCACGCGAGGCGATCGAGCAGCTGAAGGCCTGGCAGAAGCGGGTGAGGGAAAAGGCATGATCCACGTCACCGATCACGCCTTCGTCCGCTTCCTTGAGCGCTCCGGTGCGCTGGATGTCGAGCAGCTGCGCGCCATGATCTCCGGCTCGCTGGAGCGCGGGCGCAAGATGGCCGAGCGCGCCGGCACCGCGAACTACGTCATCGTGGTGGATGGCCTGCGCTACGTCGTCGAGAGCGGCAACCTTGTCACGGTCATTGCCGACGATCGCCATCCCCGAAAGCGCCGGCGATGACCCAGCTGCCGCCCCCCACGGACGATGTCGCCCGCTTCGTCGAGCTGATCGGCGCCGAGGCTGCGTTGAAGCTGCTGGAGGAGCGTGGCGGTAGCCGTCTTTATGTCTCGGATCCGGGGCCGGAAACCGAAGTGACCCGCATCGTCGGGCTTGACGCCGCGACCAAGCTCCATGAGAAATTCGGACGCAACTGGATCAAGGTCCCGTTCGGACGGCAGTGGCGCGTGGTCTGCTACATTGCCATGGGGCTGAACCGCCGGCAGACTGCGCAGCGCGCGGGATGCACCGAGAACACGGTGCACGATATCCTGCAGCGCCATGGGCGCCCCGCCGCCCTCCAGCTCAACCTGTTCCGCTGACGCCCCGATATCGGGGCGTGCCGGCTTCCTGACGATCCCCGCATCTTCGCTCTGATGACCGGGCTGGCGTGCCCGGCGCCGGAGCAGCTCGTGAAACTCGTCTGGAACTGGAAGCGCGTGCTGAAGCACGCCTGGTCGATCCGCCTCATCGTCATCGCGGGCCTGCTCTCGGGCGCCGAGATCGCGCTGCCGCTGATCCGCGAGGCGATCGACGTGCCGGCCGGCCTCTTTGCCGGGCTCTCCTTCGCGGCGACCGCGGGTGCCTTCATTGCCCGGCTGGTCGCGCAGGAAACTGTCTCGGGAGACCAGGCATGAGCTTCGGTTGGCTCCTCCCGCTCCTGGTCACGATCGCTGCCTTCGTGCGCGCCTTCCTGGTCTTCCGTCGCCAGGCGAGCGCCCAGGGCCTGCTCGGCCCGTTCAACGTCATCATCGCCATGGTGCTGCTCGTCATCGCCTCCGCGATCTCCTTGGCGGCGTGGCTGGCCTATTTCATGTGGCTGGTGCTCGGATGAGCGCCGTCCTGTCGCTTCGTCCGCGCACCCGCCTTCAGAAGGCTACCGCCGCTGCTGCCCTTGCCATCTCGCTTGTGGGCGGATTCGAGGGCTTGCGCCTGACCGCCTATCGCGATGTCGTCGGCGTCGCGACCCTCTGCTACGGCGAAACCCGCGGCATCCGCATGGGCATGACGGCCACGAAGGCCGAGTGCGACGCCATGCTGCTCAAGGGCCTTCAGGAATTCGAGCAGGGTGTGCTCGCCTGCACCAAGGTCGAGATGCCGATGCGCCGCCAGGTCGCGATGGTGTCCTTCGCCTACAATGTCGGCGTCGGCGCCTATTGCGGCTCCAGCGTGGTTCGGCTGCTGAACGACAACAAGCCCCGCGCCGCCTGCGATGCCCTGCTCAAGTGGAACAAGGCCGGCGGCGTCGTTTTTCCGGGCCTCACCCGCCGGCGCCAGGCCGAGCGAGAGCTCTGCCTCTCGGAGGCCGCGTGATGTTCGCCGCCTGGGCCTGGAAGAACTGGAAGGCGATCGCGGTCGTCATCGTCGTCGCGCTGCTTTTCGCTGCCGGCGGCCTCGGCTTCTGGCGCGGCCTGGTCGAGATCGGGCGGCTGCAGGAAAAGGCGGCGACCGTCGCCCGCGAGGCTCAGGACGCGAAATGGGAGGCCCAGATCGCGAAGGCGAACACGGCGGTGGCCAATGCCAGGGCCGATCAGGTGCTGGCCTCGGCAAGAGCCGAGGGCGCCGCCCGCGAGGCCGAAACCCGCTTTCAAGAGCAGTTGAAGGAACTGGAGAAGAACGATGCGGCGCTTGCTGGCGGCGCTGATCTTGTGCTCCGGCGCGATCGCGTCCGGGTGCTCGACGGCGCCAGACCCTGAGCCGACCGTGAAGGTCGAGTTCACCCGGCCGGTGCTCCCGGCCGTCGCCCGCCAGCGCTGTGCCGATCCGGTCGCGCTGCCGGATCGCGACATGACCGCGTCAGAGGTCACCAACGGCTGGGGCCGAGACCGCGCGAACCTGCGCATCTGCGAGACGAGACGGGCGGCTGGTGTCGCGGCCGTGGATGGAGCGAGGCCGTGAACGACGTGCTGACTTTCCTGCAATCCTATGGCGGCGTGCTCTCGCTGCTCGGCTCGCTCGTGATCGTGCTGCTATCGACGAAGTTCGTCACCAAGGTCGATCACGACCGGGCGACGGAATCGCTCGACGGCAAGTTTAACCGCGCGATCGACAAGGCCGACAAGATCGAGGACCGCGTGGCGGCTCTGGAGAACGAGTTCCGCCACCTGCCGGACCGCGGCTCCGTCCACACCATCCAGCTCTCGCTCTCGGAGCTGCGCGGTGAGATGCGGGCCATGGGCGAGCAGCTGAAGCCAGTCGCCGCGATCTCCGAACGCTTGCAGGAATTCTTGCTGGAGCAGGCCCGCAAATGAGCTTCGACAATCTCGTCCGGCAGGAGGCCCGGCTCATCATCCTGCGCGCCCTCGAGGAGCAGTCGGACGGTCGGCTGAATTCCGAGCTGCTGCGCGTCACGCTCGAAACCTACGGCATCAGCAAGAGCCGGGACTGGGTCCATGACGAGCTTAACTGGCTGGCTTCGATGTCCGCGGTCACGGTGGTCATTGCCGGCACGGTTCGCGTCGCCCAACTCACCGCGAAGGGCTCCGATCATGTCGGCCGGCGCCTGGTCATCGAAGGCGTGAAGCGCCCGTCGCGGCCGGAGGCCTGAACCATGGCCGGCATCCGCAACCGGCTCACCTCCATGGACCTGGTCCCCGATGACGCTCAGGACGATATCGTCTGGGCGATCGGCGAGCTCAACCTGCGCCAGCGCACCCAGCAAGAGATCCTGTTCGAGCTCAACACGCGCCTGGCGCAGAAGGGCGTCGACCCGATCTCGTCCTCGGCCTTCAATCGCAAGGCGGTGAAGCTACGCGCCGTGCAGATCCGGCTTGACGAGGCCCGGCATATCTTCACCGGCATCGCCGACCAGTTCACGCCGGAGAAGGTCGATGACAACTCGATCGTGCTCGGCGAATTCATCAAGATGCTTGTCTTCGAGCTCACCCAGGCCGATGCCGCCCAGCGCTCTCCAAAGGAAGCGATGGAGCTCGCCCGCGCCTTCCACGACACGGTGAAGGGACAGGCCATGTCCGCCGTCCGCCGGACCAAGCTGGAAGGCGAGTTCAAGGCCAAGGCGGAAGCCGTGATCGAGAAGGTCGGTGCCGCCAAGGGCCTCTCGGCCGATGCGAAGGAAGCCTTCAAGCGCGAGCTCTTCGGAGTGCGCGATGGCTGAAGCCGCGTCCGTCGATCGGCCATCCCGCGACGAATGGATCGCGATCCGCACGAAACAGGGTCGCGCCACCTCGCCGGACTGGCGGGAATCCTCGGTGCTGCTCGGCTATCAGAGCGAGATCGTTCGCCAGTGCGAACGGCACGATGTCGTCGTCGTCGAGAAGTCCCGCCGCACCGGCGCCACCTGGGGCGCTGCGGCCGACGCGGTCCTGCGCTCGGCCTCGACCAGGGCGGATGGCGGTATGGACACGCTCTACATGGGCACGTCCCATGACATGGCGAAGGAGTTCATCGACGCCGCGGCGAACTGGGCACGGCTGTTCGAGAAGGCCGTGCTGGCCACTGGCGACATCATCTTCGACGATGGCTCGGACAAGGGCGTCCAGGCGCTGAAGATCGACTTCGCCTCGGGCTTCTCGATCGTGGCGTTGTCGTCGAAGCCTAGATCTCTCCGCGGCCGGCAGGGCTTCGCCGTGCTGGACGAGGCGGCCTTCGTCGACAACCTGGCCGAGCTGATCAAGGCCGCGATGGCGTTCCTGATCTGGGGCGGCAAGGTGCTGATCATCTCGACCCATAACGGCGCCGAGAACCCGTTCAACCAGCTCATCGTCGATATCCGTGCGCAGCGCCTGCGCTATGGGCTGGTGCGCTTCGACCTGGACGATGCGCTGAAGGACGGCCTCTTCGAGCGCATCTGCCTGATCAACGCCCACAAGCACGGCGAGTGGACGCCGGAGAAGGAAGCCGATTGGCGCGACAAGCTGATCTCCGATTACGGCGACGGCGCCGACGAGGAGCTCTACTGCATCCCGTCGCAGGGTTCCGGCGCCTGGCTTCCCGGCCCGCTGATCGAGGCGCGCATGGTCGATGCGCCGGTGCTGCGCCTGTCCTTCCCCGAATCCTTCACGATGGAGCCGGAGCATCGGCGCCGCGCCGAGATCCAGCGCTGGATCGACGACGAGCTGGCGCCGGTCATGGCGTCGACGCTCGACCCCGCTCTCCAGTCCGGCTTCGGCATGGACGTCGGCCGCCATCGCGACCTCTCGGTGCTCTGCCCCATGCAGATGACGCGCGTGATGCGCCGGGTCATTCCGTTCATGGTCGAGCTCGCGCGCGTGCCCTTCCAGCAGCAGGAGCAGATCCGCGACGCGATCGTGCGGAGGCTTCCTCGCTTCATCGGCGGCCGGATCGACGCCACCGGCATCGGCGCCTCGCTCGCGGAATCGGGGACCCAGAACTTCGGCGAGAGCATGATCGGCGTGAAGTTCTCCACCGAGTGGTACCGGACCGAGATGCCGCCCGTGAAGGCGGCCTTCGAGGATGATGCGATCGCGATCCCCCGGGATGCCGAGATCGGCGCGGATCTGCGCGCCTTCAAGATCATCAAGGGCATCGCTTCGCTCCCGGCGCGGCGGACGGCCGCCGGCGCCGGCGGCACGCGCCACGGCGATGCCGGCATAGCGATCGCGCTCGCCTATTCGGCCACGCGCCTGCCCTTCGTTCCTTACAGCTACCAGGCGGTGACCGCCTCCGGCCCGGTCGCGCTGGACGGCCCCCGCGGCATGGGCGCCGGCCGCCACCATGATGATGACGAGCCGCGGAGCACGATGTTGCCGCGCCTGCGCAGGAGCCTCTGATGACCCGGATCTCCAAGCTGCTGGGGCCGGACGGACGGCCGATCGACTATGAGGACGTCTTCGGTCCGCCAAAGGCCGGCCCGACGCTCACCGGCGTTCGCACGCCGATCTCCGGCCATCCGGCCGATGGCCTGACCCCGGCGCGGCTGGCTTCGATCCATCGCGCGGCGGCGACCGGCAATGCGCTGGCGTGGCTGGAGCTCGCCGAGGACATCGAGGAGCGCGACCCGCATTACCTCTCCGTGCTCGGAACGCGTAGGCGCGCCATCGCGCAGCTGCCGATCAATGTCGAGGCCGCCAGCGACGACAAGGAGCATGTCCGCCACAAGGACTTCCTGGTCGAGTGGCTGAAGGAAGGCGTGCTCGAACTCGCGCTCTTCGACATCCTGGACGCTATCGGCAAGGGCTTCTCCGTCATGGAGACGGAGTGGGAATCGACGCCCGAGGCTGTCCTGCCGAAATGCTTCGACTATCGGCCGCAGCGCTGGTTCGACTTCGACCTGGTCGACGGCGAGACGGTGGTGCTGGCCGAGGGCGTGACGCGCGAGCCGCTATCGCCGCACAAATTCATCGTCCACAAGCATAGGGCCAAGAGCGGCCTGACGATCCGCTCCGGCCTGGCCCGCGTCGCCTCCTGGTCGTGGATGTACAAGGCCTTCACGGCGAAGGACTGGGCGATCTTCACCCAGAATTACGGGATGCCGACGCGTGTCGGTAAGTTCGACCGGGCCGCTTCGGATCCGGACAAGGAAGTGCTCTGGCGTGCCGTCGCCAACATCGCCGGCGACTGCGCGGCGATCATTCCGAAAGAAATGGAGATCGAGTTCATCTCGGTCGACAAGGGCACCGGATCACCGGGCCAGCTCTATGAGCGACGCGCCGACTGGCTCGACCGCCAGATCTCAAAGTTGGTTCTCGGCCAGACTACGACGACGGACGCAGTATCCGGAGGCCATGCCGTCGCCCAGGAGCACCGGCTCGTCCAGGAGGATCTGGAGCGCGCCGATGCGAAGCTGCTCTCCGCCTCGCTGACCCGCCAGCTCGTCCCGCTTATCATCGCACTAAACTTCGGACCGCAGGCCAAGTATCCGCGCATCAATATCGGCCGCCCTGATGAAGTCCCGTTGAAGGACGTCGTCGATGCGGTACAGAAGCTCGGCCCGCTCGGCCTCGAGGTCGAGGCGAGCGAGATCCGCGATCGCCTAGGCCTATCCGAACCGGACAAGAGCAAGGTCGACCTTGCGATCATTGGCGGCCGCCAGTCGGCGTCGCTCGCGAACCCCGCTTCCGGCGAACCCGATGTCATCCCGACAACGGCGCCAAAGCCAGCCCCGCTCGAGCAGCTCCGTCACATTGTCACGCGCCATGCCAGCGCGCCCGAGCCGGACCTGGTCGAGAAGCTGACCGAGCAGCTCGCCGAGGATGCCGCCGGCGCCATGGCCGGCCTCACCGCGGAGATCCGCGCCGCCTTCGACGCCGCAACCGACATGCAGGATCTGGCGCAGCGCCTGGCGCTGATGCAGCTCGATCCAAAGGCGCTGGCAGAGGCCATGGGGCGCGGCCTGGCGCTGGCGAACATGACCGGACGCGCCGCACTCCTCGCCGAGATCGGAGGCACGCCCGGTGACCGCTCGGCGTGACAGGTTGGGCGGGGGGCGCGGATCCCGCGCCAATCGCCCACAGCTGTTTCAATTTCAGTTTCAAAAGATTTTCCGGGGCGATGGGGCTGAAACCGGGAACGCCCGCCAGCGGGCTTCCCAGAGGCTCGACCTTCGGAGGGGGCTGTGACCGAATTCAGCACCGTCACGTCGGCGCTCGATCTGCCCTTCGACGAAGCGATCGACTTTCTTCGCCAGAAGATCAACACCACCTCGACCGGCTGGACGGACGTCTTCGGCCGCGCCAACACGCGGGCCTTCACAGTTGCCGGTGCAGCGACCGACGCGCTGGTTGAGGATTTTCGGACCGAGATCGCAAAAGCGCTGGAGCAAGGCACCACGCTGCAGGAGTTCCGCGGCGCCTTCGACGAAATCGTGCGCAAGCATGGCTGGGAACATACCGGCCGGCCAGGCTGGCGTTCCCGGGTGATCTACGAGACCAATTTGTCCATGGCCTATTCCGCGGGGCGCTATGCCCAGCAGACCGAGCCGGAGACGTTGCTGGCCTTCCCATACTGGCAATACGTCCATTCGGGCGCCCGCCATCCGCGCAAGCAGCATCTCGCCTGGAACGGTCTGGTTCTCGCCGCAACCGATCCGTTCTGGGACTGGGCCTATCCGCCCAACGGCTGGGGCTGCGGCTGCCGGGTGCGCCCGCTCTCTGAGACGCGATTGCGGCGCCAGGGCCGAACCGGCGTCGACGAGGCGCCACAGCGGATCCCGACGCAGACCGTGGTCAAACGCACTGGCGAAGTGCTGAAGGGTTCGCTCGGCGTCGATCCCGGCTTTGATTACAACCCGGGCAAGGCCTGGAAGGAATTGCCGGTCACGCCATGAGCGGTATCCAGCTCATCACCCGCATGGACGTGTCACAGGCCCAGAGCGCCTTCAGCCGGCTCGCCATGGCCGTGTCGGACACCACACCCATCATGCGGGCGATCGGCACCGGCCTGGTCACCTCGACGCAGGACCGCATGGACGATGGCGTCGGTCCCGATGGCGGCGCCTGGGCTCCGCTCAATCCGACCTATGCGGCCGGGAAGAAGGGGCCGGGCATCCTGCGTGAACGCGGCATGCGCGGCGGCCTGCAGGGCTCGGTCACTTACAGCGCCGGCCGCGACCAGGTCGCAGTCGGATCGAACAAGATCTATGCCGGCATTCACCAGACCGGGGGCGTCATCACACCGAAAGGCTCGGGCCGCCTCGTCTTCCGCCTCGGCAATCGCGTAGTGCATGCGCGCTCCGTCACCATCCCCGCGCGGCCCTATCTCGGCGTCAGCAGCGATGATCGCGACATGATCATCGACGTTGTCACCGGCGCCCTTGATCGCGCCATCGGTTCCGGGTCATCATCACCGCGCCGGCGCTGATCCGCTCGGCCCCTCCCGAAAGCATCGACACGACCTGACGCCCCGATATCGGGGCGTGCCGCGTCATATCCGATCCCGCCAGATTGGCAGGGATGACGACGTTCGTTTCCTCCCTTCACTTCCAGATCCCGGCGGCGGCCGGTGTGCCCGAATGGGTTCACCTGATGCCTGCCGGGACCTTTTCTGGCGAGGACGGACGCGGGCCTTTCACACTCGGGGACGCTGAAGATGTAATCCGCAACTCGCTGAGCGCTGGCCGCCTCGCGATCGACGAGAACCACGCCATCGATATTGCTGGTCCGAAGGGGCTACCCGCTCCGGCACGCGGCTGGATTGTCGAGATGCAGGCCCGGTCCGATGGGATCTGGGGCCGCGTCGAGTGGACCGGCTCCGGCGCGGTCCTGATGCAGGACAAGGCCTATCGCGGCATCTCGCCCGTCTTCTCCGCGCTCAAAGAAGGCGGCCGCGTCCTTCGCCTGTTGCGGGCATCGCTGACCAACACCCCGAACCTGACCCTGACCACTCTTCATTCCCGGAGCCATCCCATGGACTTCCTCGCCAAGCTTCGCCAGGCGCTCGGTCTTTCCGCCGATGCGGCCGAGGACACGATGCTGACCTCCGTTTCGGCGCATGCGCTCGCCGGCTCCACCCTCGGCAAGGTCACGACCGCGCTCGGTCTCGCCGCGGACGCCAAATCCGACGATATCGTCGCTGGCGCCACCGCGAAGGCTGCGGATGCAGGCAAGCTCGCGGCGATTTCGGCCCACTGCAAGGCGGCCGGGATCGATCTGGAGAAGCTCTCCCCGACCGAGCTGCAGACCCAGCTGATGTCGCGCAACGGTTCCGAAGCTGAACTGCGACAGACCGTGATCTCGCTGCAGTCGCAGCTCAACACGCTCTCCGCCGACCAGGCGAAGAAGGATGCCACCGCCTTCATCGACGCCGCGATCGACGCCGGCAAGCCGATCAAGCCGATGCGCGACCACTACATCTCGCGTCACCAGAAGGACGCGGCCGCTGTCGAGGCGGAGGTCAATGCCCTCGTCTCGATCCATAGCGGCGGCATCGTAAGGCCGCCTCAGCCTGTCCAGGGCGGGCTCGACGCCGAAGAGGCGTCCGTCGCCCAGCTGATGGGCATCGATCCCGCGCAAATGGCCAAGAGCAAGGCCGAGCTGGAGAAGGCGACCCTCTGAGGCCGCCTGACCGAAACGTAACGGAGCACTGAGCCATGGCCGCCCTGACCGCCGACCGCAACACGACGACCAAGAAGTCCGAGCAGCTGGAACGCCCGGCCGCCGCCGCCAAGGTGTTCTACGCCGGCGCCCTGGTCGCGCTCGATGCGGCCGGTCGCGCCACTCCCGGCGCAGTCGCCACCACGCTGCGCGGCGTCGGCCGCTGCGAAGCCTTCGTCGACAACGGCGCCGGCGCGGCTGACGCGGTCAACGTCAAGATCCGCCGCGGCACCTTCCGCTGGGCGAACTCCTCGGCCGGTGACGCCATCACCGCCGCCGATATCGGCACCGATTGCTACATCGTCGACGACCAGACGGTGGCCAAGACCAACGGCACCAACACCCGTTCGGTGGCCGGCAAGATCATGGACGTGGACGCGCTCGGCGTCTGGGTCCGCTCCGGCTACTGACCCCGCCGGCCATCCCGTCACAGAGGCTCAGTCATGCAGCTTAACCAGAACGCCCTCCGGACGCTCTTCATCGGCTTCAATGCCGCTTTCAAGTCCGGTCTCGACAGCCAGGCTGCCTCGCAGTTCGGCCGGATCGCCACCACCGTTCCTTCGACGACGCGCGAACAGGACTATGGCTGGCTGGGCAAAATCCCGAACGTTCGGGAATGGGCCGGCGACCGTGTCGTCCACAACATCGCCCAGGCCGGGTACACCATCAAGAACAAGTCCTATGAGCTGACCATCTCGGTCAGCAGGGACGATATCGAGGATGACAACCTCGGCATCTATACGCCGATGTTCACCGAGCTCGGCGCCGCGTCGAACTCCCATTACGACCAGCTCGTCTTCAGCCTGCTTAAGGCCGGCTTTGCCACCGCCTGCTACGACAAGCAGTATTTCTTCGACACGGACCATCCGGTGCTCGCGGCAGACGGCCAGACCGTCAACTCGGTCGCCAACACCGATGGCGGCTCCGGCACGCCTTGGTTCCTGATCGACGACAGCCGCATGCTGAAGCCGATCATCCTGCAGAAGCGCAAGGCCTGGGACCTCGTCCGCAAGGACAATCCGACCGACGACAACGTCTTCGACCGCAAGGAATTCGTCTACGGCACGGATGCCCGGCACAATGTCGGTTTCGGCTTCTGGCAGTTCGCCTGGGGCTCGAAGCAGACCCTGAACAAGGCGAACTATGGCAGCGCCCGCGCCGCCATGCAGGGCATGAAAGGCGATTTCGACCGCCCGCTGGGTGTTCGTCCCCGTCTCCTCGTCGTGCCGCCGGCGCTCGAACAAGCCGGCCTCGAGATCCTCAACGCCGAGCGCGACGCTGCCGGCGCGACCAACGTCTACAAGGGCACCGCCGAGCTGCTCGTCTGCCCCTGGCTCGCCTGATCGGCGGCGCCTTCTCACGAGCCGCCGGCGCCGCCGGCGGTTCCAGAGAGAGCGTCCTTCACCTGGAGACAAACATGATCGAAGCCGCCGAAAAGCCCGCCGAGGCGAAGGCCGAGCCGACCGTCCGCATCATCAGCCGCGCCCATGACGGTTTTCGCCGCGGTGGCGTGGCTCACCCGGCTGACGAGACCTATCCGGCCGATCACTTCAGCGCCGAGCAGCTCGCCATCATCGAGGCCGAGCCGCTGCTGACCGTGATCTACCAGGACGGCGCCGCGCCGCCGAAGGCCAACAAGGCCAAGAGATAAACCCCGGAGAGGGGTGCGGCCTCCGCTCGCACGCTGCGGATCCGCTTAGGAGGGAAAGCTTCGGCTTGGCCCCTCCCGGACATCCCCACGCATCTGACGGCCGCTGGCGTGCGGGGCGGCCGTCGCTTTGGGAACAACCATGGCTTACGCCACCGTCCAGGACATGATCGGCCGCTTCGGCGAGACGGAGATGTTGCGGCTCTCCTCCGTCGATGGCGAGCTGCCGGAGACGGTGAACGAAACGCCGGTCGAGCAGGCGATCGCCGATGCGGACGGCATCATCGATAGCTATCTGCGCAAGCGCTATGTCGTGCCGCTGCAGCTCGCGCCGCAGGTCATCACCCGCGCCTCGTGCATCCTCGCCCGCTACGACCTCTGCGTCGGCGGCGATCGCGAGCCGCCCGAGCAGGCCAAGAACGACCGGAAGGACATCGTCGCCTGGCTGACGCAGATCGCGGCTGGAACGGTCACGCTCGACGGTATCGCGCCGTCCCAGCCCAGCAGCGTCGGCCGGACGCAGGATCGCGAGCGCATGTTCGGCCGGCACGGGGAGCGTGGACTGTGAGCGCCGTGGATCCGATCAGCGCGTCCTTCACCGCGATCGAGGCGCGGCTGCGCACCGTCTTCCTGCCGGCGAAGTGGGATTTCCACCTCGTTCCGGACCCGATGACGATCGCGGAATTCAAGGCGATCGTCCGCAAGACGCCGTGCCTCGCCCTCGGCTGGCGCCAGCTCAACCCGACAGATCAGAAGGTCGGTCGCCGCTTCCAGGGCGCACTCGGCCTGCGCCTCACTGTCCTGGTCAAGAACCCGAACAAGGGCAAGCCGCGCTTCCTCGGCGACAAGGCCGGCCCCGGCCTGTTCCCGGCGATGACTGGGGCGATGATGCTGTTGAACGGCTTCAGCGTTCCGGATCTCGGCACGTTCTCGATCACCGCCGCCGCCCAGGCCTATGCCGAGGGCTACGACGACCACGACATTGCGATCGCGACGCTCGACATCGGCTCCACCGTCGTCATCGACGACGTCACGGGCGATCTCGCCGCGGCCCCAGAATTCCTTCGCATGCTTTCCGCCTTCGAGCCCTGGCCGAAAGACCAGGACCGCGACGGCGCCTATCCCGTGAGGCAGCCATGACCGACGCCCGCAAGTTCCTGAAGCCGGCCGAGGGCCGCACCGTGCGCCGCGAGGACACCGGCGCGCTCTGGCCGGCCGAGGGCGATTACGCCGAGCTCACCACCTACGTCCGCCGCCGCCTCGACGATGGCGACCTGGTCGTCGCCACCCCTCCCAAGCCGGCCAAGCCGGAAGGCGAGAAGTAAGGATCCATCGCGATGATCAATCTCACCGAGATCCCCTATGACTGGCGGCCGCCGGGCACCCTCGTCGAGGTGCGCCCGAACTATCGGACCATGGGCCTGGTCTCCTTCCCGACCCGCGTCGTCGCGTTCGCGCAGAAGCTGGCGGCCGGCTCGGCCGTCGCTGGCCAGCTCTACGAGATCACCCGGCCGGAAGACGCCACGGTGCTGTTCGGCGCCGGCTCGATCGGCCAGCAGATGGTCGCGGCCTACAAGAAGGTGAACAAGACGACGCGGTTCTACGCGATCGCGCTCGCCGATAGCGGCGCCGGCGTGAAGGCCACCAAGACCCTGACCATTACCGGCTCGGGCGCCGGCACGGTTCCGATCTATATCCAGAACCGCCGCGTCCGCTTCGCCGCGACCGCTTCGATGACGGTGACGCAGCTCGCCACGGCCGCCGTCAACGCGATCAATGCCGATGCCGACATGCCGGTCGTCGCGACCTCGGCCGCCGGCGTCGTCACGCTGACCGCCAAGCATGCCGGCGAGTGCGGCAACGCCATCGATGTCCGCATGCGCAAGTTCGCCGAGGAAATCCTGCCGGGCACGATCGCGGTGGCGATCGCCGCCGGCGTCGCCGGATCCGGCAATCCGGACGTGGCCACCCTAATCGCGGCGATCGCCAACGAGTGGTTCACCGACTTCATCATGCCCTGGGACGATGCCGCCAATCTGTCGGCGTTGACCGCCGAGCTCGCCGCCCGCTTCCAGGCGATGGGGAAGAAGGACGGCCATGCCTATGTCGGCCATGCCGGCACCTATGGCCAGCTCGGCACGAAGGGCGCCCTGACGAATTCGCCCTACCTCTCGCCGATCGGCGCCAAGAACGCGATGTCGGCTCCGTGGGAATGGGCAGCCGTCGCAGCGGGCCTGGCGTCCTTCCACCTCACCAATGATCCCGCGCGTCAGCTGCGCGGGCTGGAGATGACCGGCATCGCCGGACCGGATTCGGTCGACTGCTTCACCGAAACCGAACGCGACCTGCTGCTGCGCCAGGGCATCTCGACCTGGACGCGCCTGGCTGACGGCACGATCGTGCTGGAGCGCCTGATCACCGCCTACAAGACGACGTCGCTCGGCGCGCCGGATACCGCCTATCTCGACATCATGGTGCCGAAGGTGCTGACCCGCATCCGCTACGACTGGGCGATGTACGTCACGCTGCTCTATCCGCGTCACAAGCTCGCCGACGATGACAGCCCGGCCGCCAACAACAACGACGCGGTGGTGACGCCGCGCCGGATGCACGGCTCCTGGGCGACGCGCTGCAAGCTCTATGAGCGCCAGGCGTGGATCGAGGACGTCAACCGCACCGTCTCGGAAAGCGTGTTCGAGCGCGACGAAACGGACAAGAACCGCATGAACGCCCAGCAGCAGATCCGCATCATTGGCAACCTGATGGTGCTCGCCGCGGCGCTCGAATTCCAGGTCTGAACCGGCCGTCTGAACCGGCGCTTCAACGCGCCTTGAAAGGAGCATCCGATGGCGCAGACGCTCGGCATCATCGACATCGTCTGGAAGGGCCGCAACGTGCCCGTCGAGAAGGGCGCCAAGCTCAAGCTCGGTGGCCTGAAGAACAATGCCGTCGTCTACGGCAAGCGCGTCGGCCGCGCGCAGGAATACGAAGCCTCCGAGATCGAGGCGACCACTGCCCTCGAACGCGGCCAGCGCATGAAGGACCTCTACACGTCCGAGGAGGGCGAGCTGCAGGTCATCTGCGATACCGGACAGACCTATGTGTGGCCGGACGCCTTCCTGACCGACAATCGCGAACTGACAGGCGGCGAAGGCGGGAAGATCGGCCTGAAATGGTCCGCTGGTGACTATGAGGAGGTGATCGCGTGAAACCGGTCGTGATCGAAGACGCCGAGGACCTGACTGCGCCGGCTGGCAGCGTTGTGGTCGATGACGATGCTGCAACCTCGAAGAAGGTGGCGCTTCCCGAACGCGCGATCCGCAATGATGACGGCACCATCACCTTGCCGCTGATCAAGCCGGTAACATTGACCATCAAGAACGCCGGCGGCCAGCGCGAGGAAACCTACGACGCTCTGACGTTCCGCGAGATGACCGGCCTCAACCTGCGCATGATCGCCCAGGCGCCGCCGGAAAAGCAGACCGTTGTCGCGCTGGCCCAGGCGACCGGCATCAAGCAGCACCGCATGGATCCGCTCTTCGACAACATGCTGGCAAGGGACGTCACGGCCGCAGCTGCCGTGATCTCGTTTCTGCAGGAGTGAGTGGCCGGAAGACTGGCCGCTGATCGTCGGCTCCGTCGCCCGGTATTACGGCGGCGGCTTCGACAAGGCCGAGCGGCTCACGCTCCCCGAGCTGCGCTGGCAGTTCAACATCGCCGCCGAGCTCGAAAGCCGGGCGGCGGAGGCCGCGAAGGGATAGGGCGATGGCCAATCCGAACATGAAGGTTTCGGTCCTCGTCCAGTTGGTCGACCGGCTGACGGCGCCTCTCCGCGGCCTTACTCGGGGAATCTCGGCCACGGCCACGGCGGTCGGAGATCTCGGCCGCCGCATCGGCGTGATCGGTGGCGCGCTTGCCGCGCTCTCCTTTACGGCGCCGATTCAGCAGGCAGCGGCTTGGGACGCGCAGCTCCGTGACATCGCGATCACCGCCGGGAAGGCCGGTGCGGCGGCTGAGACCATGATCGGAGATCTGTCGAAGCAGTACCAGAAGCTCGCATTCGATACCGGCCAGAGCTCGATGGACGTAGCAAAGGGCGCAAAGACGCTGATCTCGGCGGGCATGAATTCCGCCCTGATCGACAAGCTGATGCCGACGATCGCCAAGGTCGCGACCGCGACGGGCGCGACGATCGATGACACGGCGAAAACGGCCTTCTCTCTCAGCGAGTCCTTGAAAGTGCCTGCGGAACAGATGGAAGCGATGCTGGGTAAGCTCGTCGTTGCCGGCAAGCTGGGCCGTTTTGAGTTCGCCAACATGGCCCGCGAGTTTCCGGAGCTCTCGGCTCAGATGGCCAAATTCGGGGTCGCTGGCGCCGAGGCGGTCGAGACGCTCGGAGCCAGCCTGCAGATCGCCATGCTCGGGACGGCCGACCCCAGCCAGGCGGCGACGAACCTCAATAACTTCCTGACCAAGATCAACGCTCCTGAAGCGATCAAGAAGTTTGAGAAGGAGCTGAAGGTCGATGTCACTGGCGTCATGACCAACGCTGCGGCCAAGGGCATCAATCCTATCGAGGCTGTCCTTCAGAAGATGATGGATAAGCTGAAGCCCCAGCAGGCCGAGATCGACAAGATCATGAAGAAGGCCGGGGTCAACGATAAGGAACGCGAAAAGCAGATTCGCACGCTGCTGGAAGGCACGAAGGTCGGCAAGCTCTATGCCGACATGCAGGTGCTCGGCTTCCTGCTGCCCTTCATGCAGGCCGTCGACAAGTACAAGGACTTCAAGCGTCAGCTGAAGGAAGCGGGGACCGACGTCATCATCGACGACTTCGCGACGCGCATGAAAGGGCTTGAGCCCCAACTGAAGCAGTTCGGCGTACTGACAGGGTCTCTCGGCAATCGGATCGGGCTCGCCTTCGCATCAAATCTGCCCACGGCGATAAGCTGGCTCCAGCAGCTTCTTCACTGGATCGACCAGGTCGACAAGAAGTGGCCCGGCCTGATCAACGGCGTCCTGTCCTGGACCGGTGCTCTGCTCGCGCTCGGAGCTGCAATTGCCATCCTCACGCCGATCGTCAGTGCATTGGCTGCTGTACTGGCTTTGCTCCTCTCGCCGATCGGGCTGATCGTCACGGGGCTTGCCGCCCTGGCGGCCGGCGCGCTCTACGTCTGGCAGAACTGGTCGGCTATTGGTCCGCAGCTCTCCCAGATCTGGACGAATGTCGCTGAGGCCGTCACCAGCTGGCCCAGCCGGGCCTGGACGGCGATGGTCGAGTTCGGTGCGGCTGTCTCTCGGGCGGGCACCCAAGCCGGCCAGCAGCTCGTCGATGCATTGATGAAGGTCGACCTCGTCGCCGTAGGGTCGCAGCTGGCTAAATCCTTGGTCGATGGATTCGCGCGCGGCATCGACGCGCTCATCGCACTGTGCGCCGGTCTTCCGAGCCGGATCATCTCGGCGATCGGCAGCATCGATCTCTCAAAGATGATCAAGCTTCCCTCCTGGCTGGGCGGTGGAGCGGCTCCTGGCACGCCCGGTGGCAGCGGCGTAGACCCGATGGGCAATCCAACTGGCATGATCACGCCTGGCTCAGCGCCTGGAGGCGGCGTCGGCGGTTCGGCCGGCTTCACGCGCACCGCGGGCGGCCCGGCTTCGAACAGCAACATGCAGGTCGGCGGCCGCATCGTCGTCGAGGCGTCGGAGGGCTCGCGCGTCGTCAACGTCCAGTCGGAGAACCCGGCCGTGCCGATCACGCCGAACCGCGGCAGCATGCTCGGTCGCGCATGAGCCTGTTCGACGACATCGACGGCCTGCTGCCGGGACTGATGCCCGCCGCCTGGCGCGGCCAGCCCTTCTGGGTGATCAACGCCCAGCATTCGGTCGGCCGGCGCATCCACCAGGTTCTGTTTCCGGGGCTCGACCTGAAGACCCATGACGATACCGGCCCGCTCGACGGGCCGATCCGGATCTCCGGCCTGGTCATCGGCGACGACTATGTCGCCCAAGCGCAGGCCCTGCACGCCGCCTTCCGCGCGCCGGGCCCGGCGACCTTCATCCATCCGTGGCGCGGGCCGATCCGCTGCGTGCTCTTCCGCCCGGCCTCGATCGAGTTCGACGTCTCGGAGCTGCGCGTCGCGCGCATCGATGCCGAATTCGATCCCGTCACGGTCGGCGCCGGATTCCTCGCAACGCTTGGTCCACTCCTGGTCGCCGCCGGCGCGCTGGGCGGCGCAGCCGTCTCGCTGGCGCGGCTTGCCCTGTCGGCATCGCCGCTGGCCGCCGCAACCTATGCCCGCGCCGTCAGCGCGGTCGGCACCGCGATCGCCGTCACCGGCGGCTGGGCAGGTCAGGCGCAGCGCGCGGCCTCGCTCCTGCCGGCCGTCGCCTCGGCCGAGGCCGCGATCGCGGCCGCGGTGGCCCTGCCGTCCCGGGTCGAGACCGCCTCAGCCCTGGCCGCCGCGCCGGCGGCCTTGTTCGCCTCGATGTCCGCCATTCACCGGCCGCAGCCCGCCAGCGGAATCGGCTCCGGCCCCGAGGCCATCGCGCCGGTACCGGCGAATCCACGCGCCGGTGCCATCCTGCTCATGGGCGTTGCGAGCGATATCGGCCGGCGCCTGCGCCCCGCCGACGACGTGCCGGTGGTCGGCCTCCCGTCGATCACCGCGGTCGCGTTGCCGACCGGTGCTCCAGAGCGCGCCGTGCTCTGCGCGGCCGAGGCCGGCGCGTTGGCCGAGGCGGCCCGGCTCGTCGTTCAAATCCCCTTCAACTCCCGGCAGGACGCCCAGGGCATCTGCGCCACGCTCGACGATCGCCTGCGCCGGTCGCAGCGCAGCGCGGCCGAGCTTGCCGGCAGCCAGGTCGCGCCGGCGGCCGCCTTGTGGCGAGCGCTGGGCGAGCTGCGCGCCAAGCTCGCCATGGACCTGTCGGAAGCGATCGGCCGCTTGCCTTCGGTCGAGATGATCGAGCCGCCCGGCAACGCCTCCGCACTGTTGCTGGCGCAGCATCTGGTCGGCGACGATCCGTCCGCCGTCATCGCCTTCGCCACCGATATCGTCCGGCGCAACCGGCTGCGCCATCCGACGATGCTGGGCGCCGGCCCGGTCGAGGTGCTCCGGTGATCGCGGTCGAGCCGACGCGGCGGATCACGCTCTCGATCGACGACAACGACTTCACCCAGTTCTACCGCGCCGATCTCTGCCATGATCTCTCGGAGCTCTCGGCCTCGTTCGAACTCGCTTGCCGGGACGAGCTCCGCGCCATGCAGGCCTGGGAGCATGCGGCCGCCGTCGACGGCTCTGGCCTGCTCGACTGGGGCAAGAAGGTCACCATCAAGATCGACGGCGTGGTCTGGCTCATTGGTTACATCGACGACGTCATGCCGGACGCCTCGGTCGGCCAGTCCGGTACCGTCATCACTGGTCGCGACCTGACCGGCGACCTGGTCGACTGTCCGCCGGATCCGCGTGGCAAGCACGAGTATCGCGACATCTCGCTGACCGAGCTCGCGGAGAAGCTCTGCGCGCCCTTCGGCATCAAGGTGCGCTGCGATACCGATGTTTCCCCGAACTTCGACAAATGCACGGTGGAGGCCGGCGAGACTGTCCTCTCCATCCTCGCGAAATACGCCAAGCAGCGCGGCGTCCTCATCACCACCGACCGCGTCGGCACGCTCGTCATCACCCGCTCCGGCCAGGAGCGCGCCGCCAGCGATATCCGCTTTCCGGGAAACATCACCAGGCTGCGCGGCTCCTTCTCGGCGCGGGAACGCTTCAGCGACTATTTCGTGAAGGGCCAGAGCGAGAAGAACGGCGGCCGCCGCTCGAAGACAGCCGCGCTCGATGCCTCGGCCGAGCCGCTCGAGTCGGCGCCCGCCCAGTCGGCCCCGGCGACCGACGACCCGCAGGATGTGCCGGAAGGCGCAGGCACGCTCGTCATGGGCCATGCCCGGGATCCGGAGGTAACGCGCTGGCGGCCCTTCATAGCCATGGCCCGCACCAAGGCCACGGCCTTCGACGCCCAGCGCCAGGCCGAGTGGGAGATGCGGACCCGGCGGGGCAAGGGCGACAAGGAGGATTACGCCTGGCCGGATTTCCAGGCGAACGGCCAGTTCTGGAAACCCAACACCATCGCCGGCGTCTCCGATGCCTACTCGAACCTCGACCGCGACATGCTCATCGCCGGCATCCGCGTCGCCTATGGCGACCGCGGGCCTCAGACCAAGCTGCGGATCACAGGGCCGGAAGCCTACGACCTCCTGCCGGAGAATGATCGCCGCGCGGACAAGGGTTCGGGCAAGTCCAAGGGCAAGGCTAGCTCGGGCAAGGCCGGCAAGCTCGACGGCACCGCCAACCCGCTCTGAGGCCAGCCATGGATATCAAGGACATCGTCCACGCCTTCCGCGGCATCGTCAGCCGGGCCGTGGTGCGCTCGACCAATGACAAGGGCGGCAGCCAGACCGCCAGCGTCACCACGCATCGCCATGTCGACCGCACCGATGTCGAGATCGCGCAGGCATTCGGCTTCTCCTCTCGCCCGCCGGCCGGCGGCATGATGCTCGTCTTCGCGATCGGCGGCGACCAGGGCGATCTCGCCGGGCTCCCGGTCGCGGCGCCAGGATCGCGCCTGGGCAATCTCGCCGAGGGCGAGGCCGCCGTGCACAACCTCAAGGGCGACCGCATCCACTTCAAGGCGGACGGGACGATCGAGATTCTGACGACGAAGAAGGTCTTCGTGAAGGTGAAGGAGACCACGGCCGAGGTGACGGAGGATCGCGTCGTCGCAAAGGTCGGCGCGGATTCGCGGACGGTCGTTCGGACGGACTACGCCAAGATCCGGACGGGCGACCACTATGTCCTTGTCGATCGCGGCGGCGTGTGGTGCTCGGTGCCGCCTGTCGTCGGCCCGGACCCGGAGCCGGAGATTTAAAACGTCGCGGCTGCGATGCCGCGGATCTCCTCCTCCGACATCTCACCAGTCTCAGAAAGGCGCGAGGCCAGGGCCGTGAGAGTTTGCGAGTAGGTGACAGCGAATCGAAAAGCACGGGATCGAGCCTCATCCATGAGCTCGCTGACGTCTTCCTCTCGATTTGCGACAAGGCGCGCCCAATTTTCCGCCTTGCGGACATCATTGCGGTGGCTTGTCAGGAATTCTGGCTTCTCCCCGGCGAAGCTTCTCCAGAAGAGCAGCTCGGCAGAATGCCCAGCCCATAGAACGAACATTTGATCAGCGACGAACGCTCGCTGTTGTGCCGGGGCTAGGCCGGTTGCGTCAGCTTTGTAGGAGACTGCGCCGTCGATAGAAGCGAAATCGATCCGGTTGCCCACATGCAGGGCGGCAAGCGCATGTCCAGCCTCATGGTAGGCAACCGCCATCCGCGGGATGATGGGTGTTTGGTCTCGATCGGTGAGCATGCTCGGCCTTCGGTCGTGTCGTCCTCCCGAGATACGTCTCTCGTTTCCTGAAGCAAGAGCGCGTGATGCCCCGAGATCGGGGCGTGCCGCAGCTTGCGCGCGCGCGTCACTTTCGGCGCCATGTCCGCCTTTCTCGACGCAGCTCTGGTCTATGACCCGGTGACGCGCCGCGCCGATCTGGCGCTGGGCGACGACTGCGATCTCCTGCTCGACGAAACCGCGCTGACGCCGATGCTGATCTCGCTCGGTACCGATCGCCGGGCCGAGCCGGATGACGAGATGCCGAGCGGCATCGACGCGCTCAACGCCTCGACCTCCTTCGTCTCGCGGCGCGGCTGGGTCGGCGATGCGCTTGATCGGCTCGGCCGCAAGATCGGATGCCGGATCTGGCTGCTCGACCGCGCCAAGCAGACGGAGACCACCCGCCGCTTCGCCCAGTTCTGGGCGGAGGAGGCGTTGGCCTGGGCGCAAGCCGAGCTCGGCCAGGCGGCCGAGGTCAGCGCCGAATGGGTCCGCGCCGGGATGCTCAGCCTGCGCTGCAAGGTCGACGGCCAGGTCGTCGAGCGTAACGTCCGGGTGCGTTGATGCCGTTTCCGCTCCCGACACCCCAGGACATTCTCGGCCGCGCCGAGGCCGAGATGGAAGCGGCGCTGATCCAGCTACGTCCGGATAAGGACCCGGCCGCGATCGCGCGCGCCGTGCGCTCCGAGAAGGGCTTGATCTCGGCGCATCTGCGCACCGACGCGAACGGGCTCTTCGAAACCCATCTGCACCTGCGCTGGTGGGGCGACCAGTACATGCCGGACAAGGCCGAGCAGGAGCACCTGGTGCGCCATGCCTCGATTTGGGGCGTGTTCAAGCGCGAGGCGACCAAGGCAGTCGGCTATGCGGTCTTCACCGGAACGCCGGGGCTCGCCGTACCAAGCGGTCTGCAATTGCGCACGCCGGGTGGCGGACTGGTCGAAACCACCGCTCCCGGCGTCGTCGCCGGCGGCGGCTCGGTCACGCTCGGCCTTATCGCCACGGAGGGCGGCGCTGGCGCCAACACCGCAGGCGGCGCCATCTTGCCGATCGTGACCGCGCTGGCCGGCCTCGATCCGCAAGCCGCCACGCTCGACGATGGCGGTCTCGCCGGCGGCGCGGCCGAAGAATCGGACGAGTCGCTCCTGGCGCGTCTTCTGGCCGTCATCCGCGAGCCTGGCCATGGCGGTGCGGGCTTCGATTATCCCAACTGGGTCTTCGCCCAGTTTGCGGCCTCGAAGGTCAAGGCCATCCCGAACTGGGTCGGCTACGGCTCGGTCGGCGTCGTCGTCGCGATGGGGACGGCGTCAGTGCCGGTTGAACCGACCGAGGCGGAGATCGACGCGATCGCTTCCCATCTCGAAACGCAGCGTCCCGTGACCGCCGAGGTCATCGTCATGAGCTACCTGCAGAAGGTCCAGCCCTACACGATAAAACTGAGCCCGGATTCGGCCGCCAACCGGGCGGCCGTTGAAGCCGCCCTCGACGAGTTTCATGCCCGAGAGGCCGAGATCGGCGGCACCTTGCCGCATTCGCGGATCTCCGAGGCCATCTCGGCCGCCAATGGCGAATACTCGCACGTGCTGACCGTCCCGGCCGGCGATGTCGTCTGCGCGCCGCGCGAGCTCGCCAGCCGGGGCGTCATCACCTGGGTGGCGCCGTGAGCAGGAGCAAGGACCAGGCCCGGTCGGATATCGTCCGCAATGCGCCCCGCGGCTGGGTCTGGCCGCATTGCGCGCAAGGGGCGCCACCGAGCCTGTTTGAAACGCTGTTCAAGTCGATCGCTGCGGGCACCGCCGATATCGAGCTGGTCGCCCAGCAGATGATGGAGGAGATCGACCCGCGCACGGCGACGCTGCTCCTGCCTGATTTCGAGCGCGTACTGGGGCCGGACCCGTGCGGACGCGATCCTGCGACCATGTCGCTCGAGCAGCGCCGCCAGCTCGCACACCAGCGCTGGACCGGCCGCGGCGGTGCCTCGATCGCGTATTTCACCGCGCTGGCCGCCCGGCGCGGCGTCGCCATCGCCATCGTAGAGAACCGCGTCACGGTCGCCGATGCCGCACAGGCCGGCGATGAGCTGGTCGAAAGCCCGGAGCAGTTCGTCTGGACCGTCGAGCTCGCACTGCTCGGCGAGACCGTCGCGAAAGTCGACGAAGCCCAGGCGGGCGATCTCCTGCTCGACATCATCCTTTCCGACGTCGAATGCGACATCCGGCGCGCCAAGCCGGCGCATACCGAGGTCGCCTTCCGCTACATCTAGGGACCGGCCATGGACCGCATTATCGGCGCCAACACCATCGATCTCGGCGGCGGCCGCAGAGGCTTCCGGGGCAAGGATACAGTCGGGGGTGTGCCGGGCACCGAGCTCGCTGCCCTTTGGCATAACGCCATCCAGGAGGAGGTTGTCGGTGCGGTGGAGGGCGCGGGCTTTGTGCCGTCCAACGCGGATTTCGCGCAGCTGCGGCGCGTGATCCGATCGGGCGCTTTCAACTGGAAGATCGTCGGCGGAACAGCGAATGCGCTGACCGTCGACCTCACGCCGGACTTGGCGGCCTACGCCGCTGGCTTGCCGCTTCTCCTACTTACCGGCGCCGGGGCTAACACCGACGCCATGACCATTAATGTCGACGGCGTTGGCGTGGTCCCGCTCGTGCGGCGCAGCGGGAGCGCGATGGCTCCGGGCGACGTTCCTGCCAATAGCCTGCTCGACATTGCGTTCGATGGAGCCGCCTTCCGCTGTCGCGGGGTGGTCGCCAGCGACCTCCGCGCGGCGTTCAACCCGGTCAATCTCTCGGTCGTAAATTTTGACGTCTCAGGAAGCTGGACGGTTCCGGCCGGGGTTCTGTTCGCATTTATCGAGGCTTGGGGCGCCGGTGGCGGCGGCGGCGCCGGTGACGGTTCCTCCCTCGGCGGCCTGGGCGGCGGTGGCGGCTTGTATGCCGCGCGATATGTGGCCGTCACACCCGGCGCGATCCACGCCGTGACGATTGGCGTCGGCGGCAATACCAGCACGGCGCCAGGAAATTCCGGGGGCAGCGGAGGCTCGACGTCGGTCGGTGCGCTCTTGACGGCGAGCGGCGGCGGCGCGGGCGGTCCCGCGGGAGGCTCGCCGGGGGCGGGCGGAACGTCGTCGGCCGGCGCCCAGATTATTGTGCCAGGCGGCGGTGCCTTTGTTTCGTTCGGCGGCAACGGTTCCCCCGGCGGAAACGGCGCGCGGGGGGCTCAAGGTGGCCAGCAGGGCAATTCCGGTCAGCAGCCCGGCGGAGGCGCAGCCGGCAATACCAACGTCAATTCCTATGGTGGACAGAAGGGCGGCAACGGGCGGGTGACCATCACCTACGCCACGCCGTGAGCGACATGAATCAGCCCTATGCGCGCGTGCTCGATGCAGTAGTGGTCGAGATCTGGGTTCCTCCGGCGGACGATCTGACGCCGCAAGATGCGTTTCATCCGGACTTTCCGGGGGTCTGGCACGCTTGCGATTCCGAGGTTGAACCCGGTTTCTTGCTCAACGGCGGCGTGTTCAATCCGCCGGCCGCGCCCGTCCGGACGAAAGCCGAGCTTATAGCCTACGCGGCAGACCTCCGCTGGCGGCGTGAGCAGGCCGGCACGATCTGGAACGGCTGGCCGATCCACACCGATGATCGCAGCCAGGGCAAGATCCTGTCCGAGCTCCAGGCGATCGCCCAGGGCGTGCGTATCGATGGCGACGGCTGGAAATTCGCGGACGGTCAGTTCCGCTCCGTGGCGAATGCCGACTTCCCCGCCCTGGCGATCGCTGCGCGCGAGCATGTCCGCACGGTCTTCGGCATCGAGGCCGGGTTGCTCGCGTCGATCGAGGCCGGCACCGTTACGACGACCGCCGAGATCGACGCTGCCTTCGAGGTGGCGCCATGACCGCGCTCTTCGTGATCATCGCCTGCGCCTGCCTCAATCGCCTGCGCGGCGACGCTTCCTGGAAGCCGGAATGGCTCCGTGGCCGTGCCCTCATCTATGTCACGCCGGCTATCGGCGCCGTCGCACTGCTGCTTCAACCTTGGCCGATCGCGCTGGCCTTCGCGGCGGCCTATGCCTTGTGGGCCGTCTGGGGCTGGGGCCACATCCTCATGCGCGTCGGCGGCCGTCGCCCGGATCGCTCGCCGGACCTGGTCGAGGCAGCGTTGCTGGCTCTGCCAGGCTCGCTGCTACCGGTTTTCGCCCGGATGCTCTTCATCCTGCCCGGCGTCATTGCCATAGCCTGGCTCGCCGGCCGGCCGGAATTCTGGCTTGCGGGCGTATCCTTCGCCGCCCTGGCCACGATCGCCTACCACGTCCTGTTTCGTCCGCTGAACGCCCTGGACTGGCCTCGCGCCGAGTTCGCAGTTGGCGCGCTCTGGGGCCTCCTCATCGTGGTGGCCTGACGATGCGCGCGCTCACCCTCGCAATCCTGGTCCTGTCGCTTGCCGGCTGTGGCCTGCCGCGCGACGGCGACGACGGCATGGACGGCCGCGGCGTAGCCGCCGGCCTCAAGCTTATCCGCAACCTCGATCGCCCCTGACGGCGGCCCAGCTCGAAAGCTCGAACAATGACCAACGTCTACACCGACGCCGTGAAAATCGCCCGCATGGCCGCCTGGATTTCGGCGATCGGCACGACCGGTGTGCTTGAGATCTGCACCGCCGGATTCGGCGCCGTTCTCGCCACACTTTCGCTCAACAACCCGGCCGCCCCAGCGCCGTCCGGTGCTGGTGTTGCGACGCTTGCCGGCTTCCCCAAGACGGACGCCTCGGCCGACAATTCCGGCAAGGCGCTGCGGGCTCGCATCCGGACCGCAACCGGCGGCACGACGCTCAATGAATTCGACGTCGGCCTGACGGCGGCGGCCGCGCCGGCGCGTGTTGCCTCAACCGCCGTTCCGCTCGGCGCCTACCGCACCAATGGCTCCGAAATCTACAAATGCGTTGCGGCTGGCTCGACCTCGGCCGGCGCTGGGCCGTCTGGCACGGCCGCCGGCATCGCCGATGGAACGGTCACCTGGGATTGGTACTGCAAGGCCAATGCGGATCTGCAGCTCGACAGCCTTGAGATCACGCTCAACCAGCCCGTAACGGTCAGCGCGGCCGTGTTCACGCACGCACCGTGACCGTCACTCTCGCCAACGTCTCGGTGATCGTGATCGTGGGGTAGGCTCGTGCCGCTACAGTTCACGCTCACCGGCTCGAATAACGTCAGCCTCTCGAACGGCAATCTGACCGCTACGGGCACTGGCGCTGATCCCGGCGCCAAGACCAACACCGCTCTTACTGGTAAATGCGCCTTCGCTTTCCGCCTGGGCGTTGCCTTGGAAGGTGGCGTTCAGGTTGTTGGAGCGCTGCAACCATCCTGGAGTTTTCCGAGCTACAGTGGTGGGTCTGGGTTCATCGTCCAAGAGTACGGCGATATCCAAGCTGTCTGGCTTGATGCCGCCGGCGCAGCCTCAGGTTACGAGTCTTACGGCGGTGATGTCCTCGCCAACGACATCGTCATGTTTGCGGTCGATGTCGATGCTAACCGCCTCTGGGCTTACAAAGGCAACACCCTTCTAAGCTCGGGAAACCCGGCTCTCGGAACAGGCGGAATTGTCAATCCGCTTGTGGGTTCAGGGCATGTCCCGGCCGTTATTCCGGGCCCAAACCCTGTCACGATCATCGACGATCCGGTCGCAGCTGGTCTGACGGTTCCGAGCGGGTTCGCTTGGCTTGGCGCCAGCGCTGGCCCGACCAATCCGCCGAGCAACACCAGCGTCCCGACACTGAGCGACACGACGCCTGCGCTAGGTCAGGTCAATACCTGCTCCAATGGCGCGTGGACTGATAGCCCTACGAGCTATGGTTTCCTGCCATATGTCGGCGGGGTTGCGAGAGGCAGCCGATCGGCCTCGCCGAACTACACGCCTGTTTCCGGTGACGAGGGGCAAACTCTCGCTTTCGGCGTCATTGCGACGAACGCCATAGGCGACTCAGTTGAGGTGGTCACCGCGGATAGCGCGCCGATTACGCTCGCTCCGGTCACTACGACGGTCAGCACGACTGGTTCAGGGTCTCTTACGCTCACCTCGACCGAGCTGCCGAACGGGACTGGCGTCCTCAACCTCGTTGAAGGCTGGGGGCCAGGTGCCGGCGGCCCTCGACGCGGTCGTGGTTCGGGCGGCGGCGCCTTCGCGGCATCAAACAACGCTGGCGACGGCTGGCCCGTCAGCGTCGGCGACACGATTTATTGGAATGTAGGCGCCGGTGCAGCTGGTACGAGCGCCACCACCGGCGGCGCGCCATCCAGCGACACATGGATCCGGATCACCACGAACACCGCGCCGACGCTGGTGTCGCATGGCGCGCTGGCGAAGGCAGGCTCGGCCGGCACCTCGACGGTCAACGGTGCGGGCGGCACGACGGCTGCCTCGATCGGCACGACCAAGTTCGCGGGCGGCGCCGGCGGCAACACTGGCTCCGGCACGACGCTTCGCGGCGCAGGCGGAGGCGGCGCGGGCTCGGCCGGCGCCGGTGGCAACGCTTCAGGAGCCACGCAAGGCGCAGCAGGATCGCCTGACGGTGGTCTGGGCGGTGCCTCCAGCACGGGTACGTCGGTTGCTGCGGCGGCAGCTCCGGGCGGCGGTGGTGGCGCCATCTCTGGCGCGTCGGGCAATGGCGGTACAGGCGGCAACGGCAGGGTCCGCTTCACGATCACAGCTGATGGGCCTTCGGGCAGTCCAACCATCGTCGGCGCGCTTTCGGCCACCGACAGCGGCTCGGATACAACCTCGGCCGCCGGTATGGTCGCATTGGCTGGCTCTCTGGCAGTTCCGGAAGGCGCTAGCGATACGGCCACCGGGTCGGGCGCGGTCACGATCGGCGGATCGCTCGATGTCGGCGAGAGCGGGGCGGATAGCGTCGTGGCCTCGGGCTCGACGAGCCTGCCCACGATCTCCGGCGATATCGTCGTAATGGAGTCGGCCGGCGACACAGCTTCAGCAACCGGACGCGTGGCGATCGGCGGCGCAGCCGTGCTGGTTGACGGTTCCAGTGATACCACCGCAGCGATCGGCGGGACCACTGTTGCGGGCGGTATCAGCGTAATCGACAACGCGGGCGAGCTGGCAGCGCTCTCAGGATCGACCGGCTGCTCTGGCTCCCTTGCCGCTGCTGAACAGGCGCCGGATTCGCTTGCGCTGATCGGCGGACTGCCCATCGCCGGTGGCATTTCGGCCCAGGATATTGGTGGCGACAGCGCCTTCATCATCGGAGGCAGGATCGCGATTGGTGCAGTCCAGGCGACGGACGTCGGCTCGGACACGGCGGCCGCCTCCGGATCGATCGCCATCGCTGGCCTGGTCGATGCCTTGGCGGGCGACGCCGACGCTGCCGCTGCCTCAGGAAGCTCGTCCATCGCCGGTTCGCTCGGCTCGATCGGCAGCAGTCCCGATCAGCTCGGCATTGTGGGGTCTCTGGTCGCAGCCGGTACGGCAATCATTGTCGATCGCGGCGTCGACGTTGCCGCGCTGGACGGCGCGCTGGCCATAGCAGGCGCCCTGACCTCGGTTGAGGCCGCGGACGAGCTGCATGCGCTTGGCAACATCTCGCTCGCCGGCGTTCTGGGGGCGCTCGAATCGGGTGCGGATCTTGTCCAGGCCATCGGCGCACTCGCCGCTGATCTGGAAGACATCCCGATCTCCGAGCTGTTGGGCTGGATCGATGCCCTGACGCGGATCGACGGCCGGATCGACGCCTCAACGATGCTAGCCGCGCAGGTCGACATCGAGACGCTGCTGAAAGGAAGGATCGGATGACGGCCACCGGGCAGACATTCATGCACTACGCCGGCACCAGCCGTGTGCTCCGGATTCCGCTGGTCTATGCGGACGGGGAGAACTTCGATGAGGTCGTCACGGCTGCTGATTGGATCTGCGCGCCGTCGCCAGATGCGGCCGAGGCCGCATTCTTCATCCGCAAATCACTCGGATCTGGCGTCTCGATCAGCGCAGGACCGGGGAAGCGTTTCGTCCAGGTCTCGCTTCGACCGGCTGACACGCTGTTCCGCGAGGGAGGCCTGCAGCTGGGAAACCATTATCACGAAGCCCGCATCAGCTGGGGCGACGGTGACCAGGCGCTGTTGCTCACCGGCACCATGCAGCTGCGCAAGCGGATTGGAGCGCGAGCGACCGATACGTGACGAGGGAGCCCGAGGGCTCCAGCGGCTGTCCCCGCCAAGGCAACGCCGCCCGATGACACTGGAGATTACATCGCCCGCCACGGCGGCCGTGAGGCCGCGCCGCATCGGGCGCCTTCAGGCTCTAAGATCAGATGAACATGGTTCGACCTATTTCCCCCGTCGCTGGCTATATCGGCGGCAAGAAGCAACTCGCCGGCCGCCTGGTCGATCGGATCAGCGCTATCGAGCACACGACCTATGCGGAGGCGTTTGTCGGCATGGGAGGCGTCTTCCTCCGCCGCCCGGCAAAACCCAAGGCCGAGGTCATCAACGACGCCTCACGCGACGTCGCCATATTCTTCCGCGTGCTCCAGCGCCACTACCAGGCTTTCCTCGACATGCTGCGCTGGCAGCTGGCGAGCAGGGCTGAATTCGAGCGGCTCAATGCCCAGGACCCGGACACGCTGACTGACCTCGAACGGGCGGCGCGGTTCCTCTACCTCCAGAAGCTCGCCTTCGGCGGCAAGGTCGCCGGCAGGACCTTTGGCATCGACACGAAGGCGCCCGCTCGCTTCGATGTCACCCGCCTGCAGCCGCTCCTGGAGGCCGTGCATGACCGTCTGGCCGGCGTATGGATCGAGTGCCTGCCCTGGCAGGAATTCATCCGGCGCTGGGATCGGCCGGGTACACTGTTCTATCTCGACCCGCCCTATTGGGGCACCGAGCACTTCTATGGCCGTGGATTATTCGGGCGGGAGCAGTTCGAGGAGCTCAGCGCCGCTTTACAGCGGCTTCAAGGCCGCTTCATTCTCTCGTTGAACGACGTGCCCGCGGTGCGCGAGCTGTTCGCCTGGGCCTCGATCGAGATGGTCGAGCTGAGCTACCAGGCGGGCGGCGCGGGCAAGAGCAAGCGGGTGCGCGAGGTGATCATTTCGACGGACGCGCGATGACCAATCTCTGGCCTGCGATAATCGCTGTGATCGGCACACTTTCGGGTTCTGGACTGACGCTCTGGTTTGCCTACCGAGACAAAGAGCGATCGTTTGAACGCGACTGGGTTAGAAAGGAGTTTGAGAATCGCGCTGACGTCTACAACGACGTCCTCGCTAAAACGCAGGCGGTGATCTTTGCAGTCCGTCAGCTCAAATCGGCCGTGGTAGCGAAGAAAAAGGTGCCGAGCAGTTGGCAGGGCGACCTTGAGCCCCTACTGGCGGCGATGCGCGACGCGCTCGCAGCAAAAACTCTGTACTGCTCGCAGGCAATGAGGGACATCCACCGTTCGGGCCTGCGTCAAGCGGTGGAAATTGATGCCGCACGGTCCGAGGACATGCGAGCGTATTTCCAAGCCATTGAGGACTGTCTCTCCGCGACAGTGAACGCGATGCTCAACCAGGCGGCCGCCGAGGTTTCGCTGGCATCATTGAAGAAGCGGCTTGCCCGTTAGCACCACGCTCAATTCTACGATCTGTTGCCATTTGATTGTTCGCGCGTTGCCATTTGAAAGTTCGCGCTACAGATAGCGCCTTGACTCCCCCTCCCTCCCATCCTACCCCCATCGACGGGACACGCCCCCCCAACGGGGCGCGCCCATCTGTAAGGATGGAGACATCGATGGCGAATACTGCTCCGACCACGCGTCCGCGCGTGCCTAATTTCTCGTCCGGCCCCTGCGCCAAGCGCCCCGGCTGGGCCCTCAAGAACCTCTCCGACGCCCCGCTCGGCCGCTCGCACCGCGCCAAGATCGGCAAGGACAAGCTGAAAGCTGCGATCGACCTGACGCGCGAG